TCCGTTTATCCAACTATTACTTCTGGACAAAGTACTAAAGTAATTATCGTTTCTACCCCAAGGGGTATGAATCATTTCTATCGTATGTGGCACGATAGTGAAAAGGGGAAAAGTGAGTATGTAGCAACTGATGTTCACTGGAGTGAAGTTCCTGGTAGAGATGAGGAATGGAAAGAGCAAACAATTGCAAACACATCAGAGCAACAGTTTAAGATTGAGTTTGAGTGTGAGTTCTTAGGATCTGTTAATACTCTTATTAATCCAGCAATACTTAGAAATCTTGTATATGATGCACCGAAGACAAGAAACGCAGGTCTTGATATTTACGAAACACCAGTTAAAGATCATAATTATATAATAACAGTTGACGTTGCCAGAGGATTGGGTAATGATTATTCTGCTTTCATAGTTTTTGATACAACAGAGTTTCCTTATAAGGTAGTTGCTAAGTATAGGAATAATGAAATCAAACCTATGCTATTCCCAAATATTATTTTGGATGTAGCAAAGGGATATTATAATGCTTATGTTTTAGTTGAAGTTAATGATATAGGAGATCAGGTAGCAAGTATCCTTCAATATGACCTAGAATATGAAAACCTCTTAATGGCATCTATGAGAGGAAGAAATGGTCAAATAGTAGGACAAGGTTTCTCAGGTAAGAAAACTCAACTTGGTGTTAGAACAACTTCAGCAGTTAAGAAGTTAGGTTGTTCTAATCTTAAAACGATGATGGAGGATAATAAACTCCTAACTTGCGATTATGAGATTATTTCAGAGTTAACAACATTCGCACAAAAACATAATTCATTTGAGGCAGAGGAAGGATGTAACGATGACCTTGCTATGTGCCTTGTTATATTTGCTTGGTTAGTCAATCAGGATTATTTTAAAGAGATGTCTGATAATGATATCCGTAAGAGAATATATGAAGAGCAGAAGAATCAAATAGAGCAAGATATGGCTCCATTTGGATTTATTGCAGATGGATTAGATGATACAAGTTTTGTAGATAAAGATGGAGATACTTGGCATTTGGATGAGTATGGGGATAAGTCATACATGTGGGACTACATGTAAATAGGTATAATCATAAATATTTTTAGCATAATCTGAGATTCGGAGTATAAAAGATGCCTCTAAATTTAGCATCTCCTGGAATTGTAGTAAGAGAGGTTGACCTAACGATTGGGAGAGTAGATCCTACGAGTGGATCTATTGGAGCGTTGGTCGCACCGTTTGCGAAGGGACCTGTTAATGACCCACAACTCATTGAAAGTGAGGAGGATCTATTACAGACTTTCGGACAACCTTACTCAACAGACAAACATTATGAGTACTGGATGGTAGCATCATCATACCTTGCGTATGGTGGAACAATGCAAGTTGTTCGTGCTGACGATTTCAACACTCAATCTGGCGTTGGTTTAAAGAACGCATTTGTAACTGGTGGTGTTGGCGTTGGTGCAACAATGCTAAGGATTACAAGTAACACTCACTATAACCAATTAGGTTATGATGAGAATCCAATTTCTGGTGTAAGTGTTGCTGCAAAGAATCCTGGTACTTGGGCAAACGGAATTAAAGTTGCAATTATCGATGGTAAGGCAGACCAAATCTTAACTGTTGCTAGTGGAAACACTACTGCTGTTGGATCTGCTGTTACACAATCAATAAGTAAAACTATTGGAACCGCAACTGGAACAACTACCATTGATGGAGTTCTTAAGGGTATCGTTACAGGAAGTACCGATACAACTTTAGAAGTTAAGGTTGTTTCACATATATCTGCTGCAGGTGTAGAAACCGCAGTAGATTATCAGCAAAATGGTACATATACATTTGATAATAGTGGATCTGTTAATGTTATAGCAGCAGGTTCATCTGGATCTGGTTCCGCTAAGAGCTATACTGCTCAAACAGATTGGTTTGAATCTCAGAATATAGTGTTGAGTAATTCAACTCTAGAGTGGGATGCAATAGCAAATGCACCTGGTACTTCAACATACGTTTCTACAAGAGGCGGTAAAAATGATGAGGTTCACGTACTTGTTATTGATGATAAAGGAACCATAACTGGTAATTCTGGAACTATCTTAGAGAAGCATCTAAGTTTATCTAAAGCAAAAGACGCTGAGTATTCTGTTGGATCTTCTTCTTATTGGAGAGATTATCTAGCAACTAACTCTAAGTATATTTTTGGTGGTGGTGCTACTTCTGGAATTACAACTACAGGATATAGCGTATCTTCAACCAATACTTTAGATACTGATAGTGGTTGGGATCAGAATGCTGAAGGAGTAAACTTTGGTGCTGCTGGTGTTGCTACATTAACACTTGCAGGTGGTACAAACTACGGTGATAAAACAGATCTTACTACATCTGGAGCATTAAGTTCAGGCGTAGATGATATCATTAGTGGTTACACTCTTTTTGAAAATACAGAGGAAATTGAAGTAGACTTCATCCTAATGGGTGCTGCTCATCATCCAAAAGAGCAATCACAAGCAGTTGCAGAAAAAGTTACTGCTGTTGCAGAAGCAAGAAAAGATGCAGTTGCATTCATTTCACCTTATAGACAGGCATTTTTGAATGATACTGTTTCTGGACAGGTTACTGTAAGTAGTATAGACGAAACAACGGATAACGTTGTTGGATTCTATGCTCCATTATCATCATCCACTTATAGTGTATTTGATAGTGGTTATAAGTATATGTTTGATCGCTTCAACAATACTTTCAGATATGTCCCATTAAACGGAGACATTGCTGGAACTTGTGCAAGAACTGATATTGAACAGTTCCCTTGGTTCTCACCAGCAGGAACTGCAAGAGGTCCAATCCTCAATTCAGTAAAACTTGTTTACAATCCAGGCAAGAAACAAAGAGATATCCTTTATTCCAACAGGATTAACCCAGTTATCCTATCACCTGGAGCTGGTATTATCTTATTTGGAGATAAAACTGGATTTGGTAAATCATCAGCGTTTGATCGCATCAACGTTCGTAGATTATTCATCTACCTTGAAGATGCTATTTCAGCCGCTGCTAAAGATCAACTCTTCGAGTTCAACGATGAACTTACAAGGACTAACTTTGTAAATATAGTTGAACCATTCTTAAGGGATGTTCAGGCGAAGAGAGGTATCTTCGATTTCGTAGTTATTTGTGACGAGACAAATAACACAGCAGCAGTAATCGACTCAAATGAGTTTGTTGCAGACATCTTCATTAAACCAGCACGTTCTATCAACTTCATCGGACTTACCTTTGTTGCTACCAGAACTGGTGTTGCTTTTGAAGAAGTAATCGGTTCAGTTTAATTAGAGGTTTAAAAAACAATCATGGCTAGAAATCAAGTCAATCCACCACCACTAAGAACGATATCAAACTTCAAGAGTAAGTTGACGGGTGGTGGTGCTCGTGCTAATCTGTTTGAAGTTGTCCTCACTTTCCCAGACGTCGCTCAACCTGACTCTGCGGTTCTTGATAAAGCAAGATTCTTAGTAAAGGGTGCTAATTTACCAGCATCCAACGTTGCTCAGATCGAAGTTCCTTTCAGAGGAAGGGTTCTTAAAATTGCTGGAGATAGAACATTCGATTCTTGGACTGTTACCGTTATTAACGATACAGACTTCGCTATTCGTTCTGCATTTGAAAGATGGTCTAATACAATTAATAGACTATCTGATAACACAGGTTTAACAAATCCTGCAGATTATCAATCCGATGCTTACGTTTATCAGTTAGATCGTGACGGATCAACATTAAGATCTTACAGATTCTATGATACTTTCCCAACTCAGGTTGGACCTATCGAACTTTCATACGATGCTCAAGGCATTCAGGAATTCACAGTTGAACTACAAGTTCAGTACTGGGAAGCAATTAAAGGTTCTGGTCCAAATGCTGGTGGTGAGAACGTCAGCTAAATAGAACATACTAGAGACTAAATTTATAATGGCAAAACTTTTCGGGTTTTCAATTGAGGAAACGCAAAAGAAATCCACTTCAATAATCAGCCCTGTTCCCAAGAATAATGAGGATGGGGTTGATAATTTTATTTCAAGTGGATTTTATGGTCAGTATGTAGATATTGAAGGTGCGTATCGTTCCGAATATGATCTAATAAGAAGATATAGAGAAATGGCACTTCATCCAGAAGCGGATGGTGCTATTGAAGATGTAGTAAATGAAGCAATAGTTAGTGATTTATATGATTCTCCCGTAGAAGTAGAACTTTCAAATCTTCAGGTTGGAGAACCTATTAAGAAAAAAATTAGAGAAGAGTTTAAATATATCAAAGAAGTAATGGACTTTGATAGAAAGTCTCATGAAATTTTTAGAAATTGGTATGTAGATGGAAGATTATATTACTTAAAAGTTATTGATGTAAAAAATCCACAAGAGGGTATTCAGGATCTTAGATATATTGATCCATTAAAAATAAAATTTGTTCGTCAAGAAAAGAAAAAACCAGGCACTGATCCCTCTATAAGAATACAAACTGATAAAGAAGAAGTTCCTAATCCAGAATTTGATGAATTTTATCTTTATACACCTAAAGTACATCATCCAACCTCAATGATTGGGCAGATGGGTGGTAAAAATTCCATAAAAATTGCTAAAGATTCAATTACTCATTGTACATCTGGTTTAGTAGATAGAAATAAGAACAGAGTTCTTTCTTACTTACATAAATCAATCAAGGCACTTAATCAACTTAGGATGATTGAGGATTCTCTTGTTATTTACAGACTATCAAGAGCACCTGAAAGAAGAA